TTCCTGTGGGGAATCAAAATCGGCATCAATAGTATCTAGCTTTAAATTCATTTGTTTGAAAATTTCACTCTCATTGCACGAATTTAGAAACTGAACTCCACCATTATAGTCAGCTACAATTGACACTAAGTTAAAATAATTGATTAAATAAGCAAGGTATGTAATATGACTCTTCAGACTAGTCCCTGACATGGCATAACTATGCACTACAGTGCCTATAGGCTTGCTTTCATCGAGTTTGACCAGCAACATAGCGAAATCGTCAGAACCCTCGCTTTCTGACCACGATGGATCTATTGCGAGGATGTATTTATCATTTGGATTGCCAATTATTTCAACGCACTGACCTTCTCCATCTTGGATCGTGCATGTCATCATCTTACTTACTTTAAAATATCCAGAACTATCATCAGTAAAAACCGCGCCAAACTCTCTTTCGAACTGAGACTCGCTCATTGTCGCTTTTGCTTGATTGATTAAATTTTGATCATATAATTGGTCTGGAGCGCAATCGTAACTAAAATGCATTATGGTTCTATGCGCCCCATCTTGATTATTTTCGTTTAGTATTAAAGATTCATATTGATTGTATATCTTAAATAAATGTTCAAAACGATAAGATGCTGAAGATAAACCTATAATTTTATTATTTGGCCATTGTTTCCTTTCGCTCTCTGCCATTTCCCCCTTTTCAATAAGCTTTGTTTCCAAATCAAAAATTTCTTGCCTTTCCGTAGGATTTTCTACAACAGAAAGGAAAGGCATAATAACTTCATTCAAAACTTTTTCGGGCATAAGCAAAAGCTCATCAATAATCATTCGTTGAAAACGAAAACCACGAAGTTTTTCGCCATCTCCAAGAGGAAGAGCGGTTATTCTGCTTCTTCCAATCTCCATCGTCCATTGATCATTGCTTTTTGAAATTCTAGTAATGGCTTGTGCGAATAGTTCAGACTTGGGATTAAGGGATATCTCTTCAATTTTATTGAAAATCATTTTTGCTTGACGAAAAGATTTACTAATGATGCCAATATGAACTCCTTGATGTAAAATAGAGTCTAGAATAGCATAAACAGCGGTTGAGAAGGACTTACTAAGACCTCTAGACCAAATGCCCAAAAAGTAATCAGTTTCCATCATTGCTTTAATAGCCATATGTTGAAATGGGAACAATCTTATACCCGTTAATAATTCTGCGGCAAATGATGGGTTTTCTCTAAGGAATTTATAAAACAATATTTTGGCATCTGCCTCTTCTAGAAAGCCCTCCGCATCCATTAATTCCTGATTGATGTTTGGAAATGTTTTTCTCCTTTTTTGTATACCTGTTTCCCAAGACATATTGTATTAATTTAAATTTTTTGACCAGAAATATTGCATATCTGTTTTCCAGAGCTTTTTACCCATAACTAAAAGTTTTGGAGTTAGCTCTTGACTTTTTTCTCTTGATCCGCTAAAAACAAATTGGCAACAATCACTATATTGCCTCTGCAACTCTCTCATACTATGAAATACATAGTTCAAATTGAATTTCTTATAGCTGTTTTTGTTGTATTTATCAATGTAATCCAGTTTTGCTTCGATGACAATAAACAAATAACAACCCACACTTCTGCATCTATCTAATTCTCTCGCAAATCTAGCATACGAGTGTGTTACTGTGGCGCAAAAATCATTAAAAGACTTTCTATCGACAAAAGTATAATTATAAAGATCGCCGCCTACCGCATAATCGCCAACATCTAGTTTTAATATTTTTGAATTTTTAAAAGAAAGCGGCAATTGCTCTCTTGTATCAATAAGTATAGGAGTATTTGAGTAATCATTCCAAAATTCTTTCGGCAGCTTACCATTGTACATGGGTTCAGTTAAACAATTCTTACATGCGTCAGTATAGCTGCCAAAATATTTTTTATAAACATCAATATCTGGAAAACCACAAGTAAAAAGCTCAACAGAACTTAAACCAGACTTTAATTTTTTTGATTTTATTCTCTTGTCTAATATTTCTATTATATATCTTTTGACTTCTCCGTCTGGGGCAGAATCGCACCATTCTTTTAATTGATAAGGTTGAGAAAAGTCTTTTTCAAAATACTCATCGTAATTTTTAAATGGCAAAAGTTCGCCAGTTAATTTATTTTTACGTTTAAAGTGTTTGACGTAGTAATCGCCAATTAACATGTCATGTTTTTTAACATGACAATGTAAACTTTTTAAAGAATCAAAGGATTGATTGCACTCTTCGCATAGAAAACTCATAAATAAATTTTAATCAAATAACATCATCCATATGTGAACCTAAAATCCTAGCTTTCCATTCTGCCATTCCCTCAAGACGAACTGCCTCGTCTTTGACTAGCGCTTTTTGCATTTCGGCAATACGCACCATGTTTTTGCGCTCCTCTTCTTCTTGAAATAATTGAACTATTGATAAAATTGAAGCACTTTCTTTGCTTCTGTTTTTCATCCTTTCCGCTCTATCACCTTGAAGCTTTTTTGTTAGATTTTCAATCCTAGTTTCGCATTGATGGTATTCGCTGCTCTTTGATTTTATGATTTCAGACAATCTGTTTGTCATATCACTCTGATCATTAGCCTCATCGAATAATTCGTTTAATTTGTTTAAGTGTTTACTAACTACTTCTAAATTTATTATCTCTTTGCAGACATTTAAATATAAATTTATCTCGTCAGCAGTAAGATCTGGCTTATCCCAAGTTAATCTGACAAATTCTTGCTCAAACAATTCTCTATCGTCTCTAGATAGATAATTATTCATTACGCGAATAAAACGGGAGTTATTTAAGTTAATACCTAACCTATCTATTCTTATTTGGAATTGTCTATTGACCTTACCTTCTTCGATATTAGATCCAGTTGAATCATTTATTTTTTTAATTATTCTAGATGAAGATTTTGGACCAATATAACTATTTAATAAACCAACATCTTGGCTTGGTACTATATCAGGGTTAATTTCCCTTAAAATTTCAAGCACTGCCCGTTGTTCAAGACCTAAAGACTTAACTTGAGTATCAGGAAACAAAATGGCGGCAATTTTTAAAGATGATAGCCCCGTTGTCGCTTCATCAATGATGAAATCTTTTTGTTTCTTTGTAAAAACAATAGATTCTTTCTTTTCTACTTTCGAAGTGGCAAATTTAATACCATTGTCTATTAAGAATTGCCTAACTAAACGACCTTCCTTGCATCTTCCATCTAAGGAGTCATTAGAAAAACATTTCTGAGTCAACTCAATCAATGATAGGTTGCTTTTTTGATTTTCAGTTAAGAAATCTTTTTGTTCTTTAGTGAGATTCATTTATTATAATGTCGTATTTTTTAATAATATCTTCCGCTTTAGCTTTAAAAATTTTTCTTAGGTTTTTGACTTGCCTGTAACCAGCTTTTCTTTTCTTTTCCGTGGTTTTATAACCCATAAACTTGGCAACGTCTTCTTCTGTGCCATCTTCAAAAAATAACATGATATAAGCTCTGTAATGATTTTGGCTCAATTCTTTTTTCATGTATTGATTTAGTTTCTCAACTGACAAATCATAAGAAAACCCGCCATCTATAGCTTGACCCATTTCATTTGAATGATTTTCTGTTGATAGTGTTATTTTTAAATCTAAACCGTTTTTCTTTTGACTATACCATTTTGCAAACAACTTACACTGAGAATCTTGATTTTTGCTATTGGTTGCCGAACAGCCATTTTCGCCAGTATTGAATTGGCACTTTAAACAAGGTCTTACATAGTTGCCATAATGGTTGCGTATTAAGTTTCTTATCTGATTAGATATTATTCTGCCTATCCACGGCTCTAATGGTCTCTCCTGATCCCACATGTGCCATTTTTTGTATATGTGCAGCTTTATGATCTGCTCCACATCTTCAAAATCGAACCAATTAATAGCATTCAACTGCCATTTATTCTTTTGCTTTTTAACGCAATCAGAAATCAAATCAGAAAAATCCTCAAAAGTTTTTTTATCTTCTGTCATTGACAAAATCCTCCAAAGACTTTCTATTTCTACCTACAAAAGTCTTTTTAGAATCTTTTCCAAACAAAGAACCAAAAGAAAAAGAATTATTCTCAATATCATTTTCTATATCTACTTGAAGCTTCCTAATACTAGGTACAGAATCACAAGGCGTTTCATCTTCTTCAAGGAATTCATCATTCGACTCAACAAAGTCATTTTTCTTTGCCAAGGACTCTTTTTTGAAGCCTAGATTAAATCCGCACTTCACGCAGAAATTTGGTTTAGAAAGATTGTACTCAATTTTTGAGCCACAACTAGAGCAAAAAATATAATTCATACTTATACATGATATATAAGTAAAAAATTATATTTTTCTAAAAAAAAATAAGAAATTGGTCTTTTATTGAATGCTTTTCGCAGCTTGAGCGTGGCCGTATTCTTATCAATAATAATTACACAATTTATTAACTATTTAATTTTTTAATAATGAATTTAAGTATTTTGCTTCTTACTATATCTGATTCGTCAAACTCAAAAGCGCATATGCCATTGTTTCTCGAAACCTCGTCATCAAATACGGAAAACATTTGTTTAAATCCGCTTCTGCCATTGATATCGCTTTGCATAAAATCGCCGCAAATAATGATTTTTGTATCTTCGCCAATGCGAGTAATCAAAGTGGTTAGTTCTTTGAACGTAAAATTTTGCGCTTCGTCCGCAATGATCAATTTATTGTTCCAAGAAGCCCCTCTTAAGAAATTTATAGGCGCGGCTGATATCTTTTCTTCGTTTTTTAAGAAAACAATATCTCCAGCATGAATTATTTCCTCTAATTTATCGTATAAGGGCATTAAAAACGGATCAAATTTTTCCGCGATATCTCCAGGAAGTGAACCCAGTCCTTTATCGGCGCTTTCCACGATGCTTCTAATGTAAATCAAGTCTTTTTCTTTTTTTTCTTGCATTATTTGCAGAGAAGCGTAAAGAGATACGTATGTTTTGGATGTTCCTGCTGGGCCAGAAATAAATATAATTTTATTTTCGGGGCTGAGGATCAGGTCTAATAATCTTACCTGTTTTTCAGTGAATTTGAATTTTCTAGATTTGAATTTTATAGGTTGATCAAATGTTGGTTTAATTTCGGATTCTTCAACTTCTTTACGCTTAACTTTCGCATTTTTTTTGATTGACATATCA